CCCAGTAGAAAAATGATGGTGCGTTTAGTTTCCATTTTTTCTTTAGTCGCCGCGGCGGCCGCGCAGAGTTGTACTTCTTTGAGTTCGGTTGTACAGGGAAATACGAACTCTCCTCCCGCAGGACTCGGTATTCCTGGCTGTGCTTATGTCACTGCAAACTCGGCGGCAATCTGTAATATGATGGCTGCATGGGATATTGCTAACTCTGACACATGCTACCTTAAAGGACCCGGTTATGGATGCACGATTAATTCTGGCCAGTTTTCAACAACGGTCGCACTCTATTGCCAACTTGGCCCGGCAGCCCCTGTAGGTACGGCGACAGCGAGTGCATCTGGAAGTGCAACACGGACAGCAATACCTAGTGTAAGTGGCTTGGCAAGTGTATCGGCAAGTGGCTCGGCAAGTGTAACAATAACACCAACAGCAAGTGGTTCTACAAGTGCTTCAACAACGGAGACAAGTACATTGACCGCTACACCTACACCGAGTCAAACACCGACTCTATCACTTACATCCTCTATAACACCTACACCTACACCAAGTCAAACACCCACTCTATCACTTACGTCATCCATTACACCATCTTATTCAATGACACCTACTGGGTCACCCTCTATGAATGTTGTAATTATCTATGAAAATGCTCCACTATCAAAAGGTCTTGTCGCAGCCATCGCATTTTCATCTATCTTTGGATTACTTGTGGTTATTGTCTGTTGTGGAGCGGTTGGAATTTTCTTACGGAGGTCTTCTCCTGCTGCTCAGGCCCTTACAGAGCGCCGCGCCTCGGCTGTCGCTGAGCGTAGAGCATCTGTGACTGCTGTCACTGAACGCCGACCCTCCAAAGTGGCCGAGCCGCGTAGAAATTCAATTGTAGAGCCTGAGCGTCGTAAATCAACTCTTGAACTTCGCACAGTTGAAGTTCAGATTGAGAAGAAAGATCTGACATAAAATAAAAGTGTAAAGAGCACACCTCCCCAAAATGTATCCGCCAGTGCAAACAGTGGCTGATATTTTTTCAGTGTGGCAAGATTGGTAAAATCATAGACCGCATAGGTGGCTGCACCAAGTCCGAAAGACTCGGCAGGAGTTGTAGGAATGGTTGCGAGGAAGCCGAGGGCCAGATAGACTACTACAGCAGGAACTGGATTGAGTACTAAGGTAGAACCCTGTATATCACGAATCATGTCACTGGACCACTTTGAACTGATAAAAAGCCACGGTAAATCAAGTAAAAGTCCTGCAACAGCCAGAATAAGAACCGTAGTGAGTGTGGCGCGTTCAAATAGCATTGAATGACTCTTCTGTTTTAGTAAGGAAAATGTCCGTCCATCTGGAGGCATTTGAATGGACAACGGAACCGAAACGGTTGTTCATAGCGGGAGGTCTCAGCGAAGCAATTCAGGTATTCCTACGAATTCAACAAGAACTTCTCTTTCGTGGTAGACGTTGTCTGGTTCTTACAGAGGACTTGAAATCAGGACAACGGCTGCGAATCTTTCAAGAGTCGTGGGATTTTGTTATCCGAATCCGAGGAAACATTGACTATTCACTCTTTGCATCCTATCTTCAAAATGCTGGCAAGCCGATTTCAGTCCTCTGGGTCGGCTCGGAGGTGCCTGGGGTCCTTTTAAAACGATTTGAGTCGGTTCACTGGGTCTGTTTTGGTAGTGGATTACCGAGTGTCCGTGATACATATTATACTTTTCTCAGTCCTCTACTCGCTCCGCTAAAATATAAAGAATGGTTTCTTGCACAGGGCACACTACAGGGTATGGCTGTGCTCGATAGTCTAGAAGACTTTCGAGAGAAGAAGGCTGGGCTTGTAGTCTGTCCGAATCGGTCCGTTAAATGGTACGATGCGGCGGGACTTGAAGTACGCGGTACTGAAATTGGTGTTGAAGATGTATGTGAGGTTCTCAAATGGTGCACTTCACAGCTTGAAAGTTCGGAGGATTAGCAGGCGATTGCTGCGCCCTTGCCAGAGCACGTGTGGTTCACACACTTTCTCCCGTTAGGGCAGCTATCGGTAGCAGTGTCAAAACCCTCATAGCCCATCGACCAGCGCCACACCATCTTGTGCGTGAAGTGGTAGAGCAGGGCAAAGATCAGGCCGTGAACGAGCGCAACCGTAAGCTTAGAGCCTCCAGGGGGGATGCGCAGCAGCATGCCAGGCGTCAGGAGAACGAACAGCAGCGTGGTGAATAGAGTCATGGTGATATTCATTGTATTCTATACTTAACCAGAAGATTTAGTTCAGTATAGAGACTTAATACGTAAATTTATTTACTGCGCTTCCAAACAGTCCCGCTTGCTCGCAAAGCCCTGCGCCTCCCAATCCTCGCACGGGATAGTGCCACCACGCTGCTTCTTGAAAAGCTTGAATGTGCCCTTCTTGGCGACATAGCCTAACTTACGCAGCTTGCGGATTGCCTTGAGTCCCGCGGCGTGCTTGCGGCGGCTCACAATCTTGCCCTTGTGACGCATAAGATCCTTCTTGGTCAGGCCGCCGGACGTGTGGCGGGCCGTGCCGTGCCATACCTGGGCCTTGGAGCCCGTGGCCATCTTGGCACCACCGACAAGGTTGTTGCCACGATTCTTGCGTGTACGACGACCGCCAGCAAGCAGAGTCTTCTTAGAAGCGTCCATTCTATATTCAAAGACTAGATAAAAATCTACGCAATGGCTTCTACGCATGACTCTTCTTCTCGGCATCAGTGAGTTCTCCCCACATCTTGCCAATCTTCTTGCCAAGTTCAGGAATCTTCATGCCAGGATTCTCCTTCATCAGTTGAGGGCGCACCTTATTTGCAAACTTCATGTACCCACTCAGCTTGCGCTTGCCACCATCTTGCTTATTCTTACGGGTCTTATTGGCTTCCTTGCGATTCTTCTTAACCTTTCCACCACCTTCGGCATTAGAATTTGTAGCCGGCTGAGTTGTTACTGAGATTTTAAGCTCATGCTCGGGAGCAATTGTAACTGTCTTTCCATTTAATACAGGCTCTACAGTTCCCTCAACTACTTTCACCGTATAACCAAAATCAGCAGGTGCCAGTTGAAGTTCATTATCTGTTAACTTACTTGCAGAAGGTGGGGGCATTTCTACTAACACCCTACATTTGGAGTCGGGGTGTCTGACCATTACGAATCTGGGAAATCAAACTCGCAATCTCCTTCGGGTCGTAGACACCTGCAAAATGGACGAGAAAATCCCCCTGCTCCCATAATGGCTGCCCTTCGAGCCCTCGGAGAAACGCATTGAACTTCTTATGCTGCGCCGTAATCTCCGTTTTTGCAAAGTCTTCTTCGTTTTCATCAAGAACCTTAATCATCGCGGCGTTTTCCCACCAAACATGATATAAATAGTCAGTTTTCTGCCACACCTTCTCCCAAAAGGCCCGCATCCACGCCGTATTTCGGAAGAGAATATTACCAGAATTAATGTGACCGCACGCGTCCAGTGTCATAAGTAGGTCCTTATTGGCTGGAAGCAAGGGTACCATACAGTCCTCGAGTCGAATCGTGGGATTTGTAATGTAGACATCTGCGTCAGACAACCAGAGAAGTGCCCCTTCAGGAAGGCTCTTCATAACCGCAAGAACAAACGGTATCTTTGACCACGGAATGGGGCGGTCACGGTCCCAGTGTTCTTCTCCACCCTGAATGTATGTATAGCCTTGCTTTGCTGCATAGTCAACCTTTGAGTGTAGGGCCTCACGAAGACCCGTACGATAGTCTTCGCCAATCACAAGTGTTAGAATTGTAACACTCATTTGCTGATAGTTTATTGTGATAGCCTTAAAGTAGTAAAGCAATGTAAAAATTTGAAACTTCAAACCCACTCAAACAATACTACAAATATACTATGTCAAAAGAGCGTTTCGAGTATTTCAAGAATAAGGAGGGTGACTATGTCTGCAAATTCTGTGATAAGACAACTACAAAGCAGAGTACTATGCATATGCATTATAAGGCCAAGCATTCGGGTGAATTGCCCTTTGTCTGCGATATCTGTGATAGACGATTCTCACAGAAGCAGATTCTAGATCTACATACGCGTGCTCGTCATACAAATGAAGAGGAGATTGAAAAGTATCAGTGTCCCTGCTGTGAATTTGAATCTCAGAGTTTTGCGAACCGTATTATCCACTTTACTCGGAAGCACTGTCGTCACTACTTAGATGATATGAAGGACGGTACAGGCAATGAGATTACTTGTACCGAATGTCAGAAGACTTTCAAGAGCAGCACCGCGTTTTACTATCATGCAGGGAAGTGCCTTGACAGTATTGATGGAGTTACTATTCCTCATCTAGATGAAGTGCTCACTGTAGGTTAGCCTAATAAGGCGTACTTACTCATCTCTCAGATTGTTCATCTGTTGAACAAGACTGTAGAGATGATAACCCCCTGCTGCAAAGGTAAGCATGAGTAGCAGTTCATAATACGGAGTCTCCGTATTTTTTCCTTTAAGGCCAATCATAATCAGAAGCGGTCCAATGAGCAGTGCATGAATGAGGTTCACATACATAAAAGGTGATGCATTGACAAAACGAACATACGCCTTGTAGCCGTGGTAGAGTGTCAGTACAATACCGAGAATTAGAAGAGTTGTAAAGATTTCATTTGGTGTAGCGGACCGTTGAAGGCCAACATAAAGAAAAAAGGGCACCACAAAAAAGATGTGGAAAAGCGATAAGACAATGTGAGTGTTCATAGGATTCTAAGTAGAGCACGGCTATTTTCAAGTGCCCCTTCAATCCACGCCTGCTTCATGGAGAAACTTTCACCACAGATGAAAAGATTCGGTAGGTCATTGAATGGTCGAAGACTCTCCCTACTGACTTTGTAAGGGTCATAGAGACCGGGCACCCAGTAGGTTGCACCTGATTCCCACGGATGCGATTTTACCACACGAGGATACGGAATCTCTCTGCCTGGAAAGAGTTTGCGACATTCATCTGTGAGGATTTTTCCCAGAACTTGTTCGGCAATCGGTTTCGTACCCTTTGCAATATTTGTCCAGACAATCGAATCACCTGCATCCGTATAGGAGATCATAACAATACCGAGTTCTGGGCGAACAGGAATAAAATAGCGAAGCTGGGTTTTTGTCACAAACTTCGGAAGATCTTCGCACCAGAACTTGCCGTTTTTTCCTGGAGGAAAGACGGCGTAGATACGATGAAGCGGTTCCATCTTCACGCACTGTAATGCAGGTAATGGCTTGAAAATTGGAATTTTCTTGAGTGCATCTGCATGGAGTGCACAGATGACATTTTTTGCCTGCACTGTTTTGATTGTTCGAGTATTTTGCAGTGATGGGCTTCCTGTGCTGAACCAAAGGGTTAACAACCCATCCATTTCAGGTGCAAGATTTTCTAAGGTGTGGTGCGTATAGATTTTAACACCTTTTGATTCGCACTCCTTTGCTACGGCGTGAATTAGACTATCGAGCCCCTCCTTACAGACAGAGAACTTCTGATGTGCTCCCATTTCATGAGTGAAACTCTGTAAAGCAAGATCTGCACGCAGTGTATGGAGTTCTGCACGATACGGAAAGGGGTCCGTAAAAGCCTTGGCCTTTTCAGGGCCAAAAATACCGTCTAGAACTTCATAGAGTGTGTGAGTACTGAGAATTTCCTGGGGTAGTATTTTAACAAGTGGGAGCCATGTACGAAGACTATCATCGAAGGGATTGGGCAGTAAGGGTGACCCATAGGTTTTTACCCAACCTGATTCTCCTGATATCGGTATTTCATGAAGCCCATACTCTTTTAAAAGTGTGCGTGTCATTGTATGACTTTCATGAATACGACCTGCACCCTCCTCCCATTGTAGGCTATTATCATGAAATGTCAAGACTCGACCCCCAAGAACTCTGTATTTTTCAAACACGGAGATCGTTGCATGTGTAGTACGCCTGGCCAGTTCGCGGGCTACATAGAGCCCTGCGATACCGCCTCCGATAATGGCATAGTCGAGTACCATTTACTTAATAAAGATAGAGTTAATCCAGCTCATCACTTTACCCGTATCGGCACTGGTCACCTTATCTAGAAATTCAGTGTCCTGAATTGCAATAAATGTCGGAATCTTTGATACTTGACAGTACCCAGGTGTATACTTGTTTTGATCAATATCGCACTTGAAAAAAGTGACCATGGGGAATGTCTCAGCGATCTTCTTGAGATCAAGGTCGCGGCAGTATCCGCACCATTCTGCAGTGAAATAGACAACCACATATTTCGGCATTACCTTAATGCGCTCATCCTTTCCACGGGCGATAAGAGCTTCAAAATACTTATGATCCGGGAGGGGTGTCATTGTGTACATCGGGTGGGACATCGTTATTATTTGCTTGTTTGGAGGATTTATTTGACGGTGTAAATCGCGCCCATGTGAGCGTGAGGGCACCAGCTAAAACAATAAGTGCTGTCCCAAAGAAGACATATGAACTCATGTTGCTAGCAGCCTCTAATGCACCACCTGACTGTACTGCGGCGGCCCTGAGTTTTGCAGGGTCGGTGAAGGCCGAGATTGAATCCGCTGCACTCAGAAGTTCAGGTGCCTTTGCAGCCAGTGCAGCTGTGCTCTTTACAGCGGCCACGGCCGGTGGAATTGTTTTTTGAACGGCATCAATGACAGGTGGAATCACCTTTTCAACGGCACACTTTGTATCGACGACAAGGCCAAGTGCTGCCCGAATAGGTCCCAAGAAAGGGGCAAAGGGTCCTGTGATAATTGCGAAGAGACTCTCACTTGATTTTATCTTTTCAAAGGCGCTCGGTGTCATCACATTTCCAGCGGCACCATTCTGATTCATGTAGATAGTTGAAGGGAAGAATCGTGGTGTTCCATCAACAAATAGGGACTTTGTATCATAGAGAAGATAGAGTCCAGAATAGGCCGTCCATAAGAATGAAAAGATTGCAAGTATACCACTCAGTGTAAAGAGCAGCATTACAAGTCCACCCATAAAATCACCTGCTGCAAAATGACTGAGTCCAAAGGGGAGGCCCAGGAATCCAACATAGAGAAGAAAGAAGAAGGGACTCGGTACCGTATCAGGTGCGGGACTCGATGCACCACCTGTAAAAATACCCGCACCGAGACCAGGTCGTCCAATATACGGAACAGAGAGACCGTATTTCTCTACAGA